TTATGTATCGCTATAGAGATACTGGTACCAATACCGTTAGTGGGCTGTTAAGAGGTACAGCTGGCACCGCAGTGGCGCCACACGCATCCAGCGCAACCGTTTATAACATGGGACGCGGTAATTTATTGCCAGCAGATTATCAAAATTACATTGTAAGTGCTACTATATTAGCCGATGGGTCAACTGTTATATTTGACGCTACAGATATTACTACTACCGAAAATGATGCGATTGAGGTTTATGTTGGTGGAATTCTAGTAGTAACTGGATATACTATTACTGCTGATAGTCCAGTGAGCATCACATTTGATACTGCACCGCCAGATGGTGTCGATGTTACTATATTAATACGACGCGGAGTAACTTGGTATGCACCCGGCATTAGTACCCCTAGCGACGGTAATCCTCTACAAGAAACCGAAACGATAGCTGCAAGGTTTTTACGGGGACTATAACCAAGGTAAATAAAATATGACCGAACCTATCATGCCAAAACAACCTACTCCAGCTGCGAAACTTGCGGCCAAAAGACCCAACGAAACTGGCGCTATGTCAGTTGAAGGATTTATTAGAATTTTTGATCCTGCCACTAAAAAAGTATTTGTGGAGAAAAGAGCATGATTCCAACAAGTCTCTATGTCAAAAAACATAACAAAACAGGTAAACTTTATTTTGGAAAAACTGTATCAGTTGATCCAGTAGTATATTCAGGGTCTGGTCTTTATTGGTCAAGGCATTTGAATGAGCACGGCAAAGACGTTAGTACTGTGTGGCATAAATTATTTACAGAAGAATCAGATATTTTTGAGTTTGCAACATTTTTCAGCGAGTTTTTTGACGTTGTCCATAGTAATGATTGGGCAAATTTGGTTCCTGAAACAGGTTTAGACGGTTTTCCACCAGGTGGAAAAATGCCTCCAAGATCTGAGACACACAAGAAAAACTGGTCTGACAGCAAAAAAGGATGGATTCCATCGATTGAAACAAAAAAAATATGGTCGAAACAAAGAACTGGAGCAACAGTATCTGACAAAACTAAAGAGCTTTGGAAAAAAAACGGTCGTGATGCCTTGTGCAATTTAGATTGGATAATTACTACTCCAGACGGCATCGAACATTTAGTTAATGGCCTTCGCCCTTGGTGTAGAGAAAACAATGTAAATTTCTATCAAGTATATTATCAACGAAACGGATGGAAATCAATGAAAAATGGAAAAAGTGTTCGATCCGGAACCAAAAATAAAAGGAAAGTGTATGTTGACTAACAGCAACCTGTCAATAAGAGGATTTTTGAAAATATATGACCCATCTACAAAAGAGGTATTTTTTGATGGGTCCAATCAAATTCATTACGAAAATATCAGTATTGCTATGGCAAATACATTAGCCGATAACAATATTGGATTTATCTATGCTATGGCGGTTGGCAATGGCGGAAGTGCTGTAGATCCTACTGGCGTTATTACTTACTTGCCACCAAATACCACTGGTCAAAATGCCAGTTTATATAATGAAACTTATGCTAAAGTAGTAAATCAAAATTCAGCAGCTGATTTGGACCCTGTTAATAACTATCTTACAGTATTACATACCTCCGGTAATGTATATACAGATATAGTAACTACTTGTTTATTGGATTATGGCGAGCCTGCAGGTCAACAAGCGTTTGATAACAGCACCAATTTTAATGGTGATTATGTGTTTGATGAGCTAGGATTACAATGCTGGAACGGAAGTGCTAGTAATTTGTTGTTAATTACCCATGTAATCTTCCACCCAGTGCAAAAAAGTTTAAACAGACAGATACAGATAGACTATACTTTGCGTATTCAGACTTTAACTAATTTGAGTGCGGCATAAATATGAGTATATTATTACGCGGTAAATATACAAGGACGGAGCAAACATAAATGTCATATACAATTAACTTAACCGATGGAACCATATTTGCTGTTGTAGCGGATGGTACTATTAATACTTCTAGCTCGATGACGCTAGTAGGGCAGAATTACGCAGGATATGGTGATTTTCTAAATACCAATTATATTCATCTTTTAGAAAATGCATCAAATACTACGCCACCCGGTGCACCATTAACTGGTCAGCTTTGGTGGGATTCTGGTAATGGTTTACTTAAAGTTTATAACGGTAGTGCATTTAAAACTATTAGTTCTACTACTGCTCAAAGTTCTGCTCCAACCGGTAATGTTACTGGGGACTTGTGGTATAACACATCAACCCAACAATTAAATGTATGGACTGGCGCCGCTTGGTTAGTGGTTGGACCTGGGTCAAACACGCCTGGTGGTACTACCGGTGCAGTTTCTACTGCAATCCTTGACAACATTGGTGGAACTCACTATGTAGTCGAACTATATTCCGGTGGAACAATTGTCGGTATGGTTAGTAAAGACTCTATGTTTACCCCTGCCACTCCGATTGCAGGATTTGCAGCGGTCTACCCAGGAATTACCTTGTCTACCACAGGTGGCGCAGTGCTAACAGGTACAGCCACAAATGCACAACTAGTTGGTGGAATCGCGGCGACACAATTTTTGCGTAACGATACTAACTCAACAACAACAGGAACATTGGGCATTCTTAATAATACAGGATTATCAGTCGGCGCAAGTAGTGATCTCCGTATGAGTGTTTCCGGCACAACTGCAACTATCGCCAATCAAACTTCCACTGGCAATATTAATTTCACTGTGAATACTGGCAGTGGCGTTGTTACAGCGATGTCTATTAATGGATCTACGGGTGTTATCACTGGTTTGCAAATTGATGCTAACTATGCCGACTTAGCAGAACGCTTTGAGTCAGATGTTGCGCTTGTTCCTGGAACAGTGGTCGAATTGGGTGGATCAGCTGAAATTACTCAAGTTAATACAGATTTAAGTGAGAATGTTTTTGGCGTCATAAGTACTAGAGCAGCATATTTGATGAATAGTAATGCCGGAACAAATGAAACACATCCCCCAGTTGCAATGACTGGACGAGTTCCTGTTAGAACTATCGGTCACGTTCGTAAAGGTGATAGGTTGGTTTCGGCTGGTAACGGATTAGCTAGATCTGCCCAGGTAGGTGAAGCGACAGCATTTAATGTAATTGGCCGCGCACTCAAAGATAAATTAGATAGTAGCGAAGGCACCGTTGAAGCTATTGTTACAATAAATTAAGGATTAAACAGAATGACATATTCATCAGGCGGATTAATACAAGCAACAGATTATAATGGATTTGTTGGCCCCACAGCATCGGGCGGTACAGCGGGTGCTAACTTAAATGATATTTGGTCAACCGGGTCAGGCGACAAAGGATGGGGACAAACTGTAGTCCCTACTGTATCGGCTGCTGGAACGGTTACAGCCACACAATGGGCAAGTTTAGTAAACGATATTGCTACAGCCGGCGCTCAAACCAGCACCACAATAACTGCAAGAACTGCCCCGACTACTGGGCAAACTATTACAGCACTAGCTGCAGTAAATACTGACCTAACAAATGTTACAACCAATCGTGGCAATGCTGCTGCGTCTGGTACAGCGTATGGCACATTCTCCGGCACAACAAGTAAAACTACTGCCACCGGTTCTGGACAAACAACTTGGACTATTACATTTACAACTACTGTTACATTCCCAAGTGCCGATCAAGCTAGGTATTTCTGGAATGCTGGTGGTATTGTAAAACTTCAATACGGTAAATCAAGTACAGGCACCGATGTGGATGCAGACTGGAATACTTTTGCTGGACTATGTGGATCAATTAACCTTACTGGTCGTGTTGCTGGTGCAAGTCAAACTATTGCTAGCCAGGCCTACACGGGTACTACACGCCTTGGTGGCGGTGGTGGCACACAAACTACATTAACAACTACTACAGGATGGTATAACCTTACAACCAGCCCGACTACTATATTCCAGTTAAACAATACTGCATCGCCATATACCGGCGAGTATATCCGTACTACTGCTACAGCTACTTCAAGCACAGTATTAACTTTAGTAACAACTTGGTTCCAACCAGCGGTAAGCGGCGCAGGCACGACCTGCAATATTTCGGGTGGTACAGCTACAGCTAGTCCAAGCACTACAATTACAGGTACAGCACCGACTACTTTGGTTACTTACCTGCCACCTGCTACCGCACAAGGCTTGTCCAATACATGGGGAACCCCAACTATTGCGGCTTCTGTAGCCTAATAGTAACACTAGTATTACCAAAAGCCCCGCAAGGGGCTTTACCTTATCCTCTTTTTGTAGTACAATACATATATGAATACTGACGAACTTGTTGCACACGGTCGTAGCCGTTTTGAACATGCGGTCGCCCGACGCACTCTTAAAGAAAAATATCAAGCCAAATTGACATTTGCTTACGCT